ATTAATTGATAAAATAATAAGATTGGATAAATCCAACAATGACTAAATCAATCAGCGAATACGTGCGTCTCCAAGAAGAGTTGGAACATTTCCGAGAAGTTGCCAAATCTCCTAACTACAGCAAGGGGACTCGGGAGTACGCGTTAGCAGAGGCTCGTAAACTAGAAAGCCAACTCGGAATTGAAAGCGAGCCTTATAATTGAGAGTTCTCGTTGCTTGTGAATTCTCAGGAGTAGTTCGAGAAGCCTTCAGACGAAGGGGCCACGAAGCTTGGTCCTGTGATATCCTTTCGTCCGATAGTCCTTTCCACATCAATGATGATGTATTAAATCATCTAGATGAGGGTTGGGATTTAATGATTGCCCACCCGCCTTGTACGGACCTCGCGGTTTCGGGGGCACGTTGGTTTAAGGAAAAGCTTGAGAAAGACCCTGAGTGTCAAGACAGAGCCTTGGCCTTTGTCCAAGCATTAATGAATGCAGACATTCCGAAGATTTGTGTTGAGAACCCAATCTCGATAATTTCTTCTAGAATTAGAAAGCCAGATCAGATTATCCAACCTTGGATGTTTGGGCATGGAGAAACTAAAGCAACGTGCTTGTGGCTCAAAAATCTCCCGCCTCTTGAACCGACAGAGATTGTTGAGGGACGGTATCCCAGAATTCACAGGACTTCACCAGGACCGAGCAGAGGATTAGAGAGATCAATAACGTACGAAGGAATAGCGAGAGCAATGGTGGAACAGTGGGGATAGTCCAACACGGACCCTGCCCCTCTTGTACGAGTTCAGATGGGTACTCCGTCGATCCTAAGACTGGATGGGGTCACTGCTTCGTTTGTGAAAAGAATGTTCCACCGGAGGGTCAAGTCGTAAAAGAAGAATTCAAATCAACAGAACGAGGAGTTCGTACAGAGAAGATTACTCCTAGAACAACTGTTTATCACGCAGCAACTAACCGAAGCATCAGCAGTCAGGCCGTAGCAAAGTACGGAATTGACATTGTACAGAACGATGAAGTTCTAGAGGCTCGGTATCCTTACTTCATCAACGGCCAGCACGTAGCCAACAAGGTCCGAACAAAGGACAAGAAGTTCTTCTATGAGGGAGAACGAGAGAACGTACGAAAGGTTGAACTGTTTGGACAACACCTCTTCCCGCCCGGAAGCGCCAAAGCAATCACTCTTGTCGAGGGCGAGTACGATGCTCCGGCGGCTTGGTTGTTGCTTGGGAGTCGCTATCCCGTTGTGTCTGTTACTGGCGGGGGCACTTGCCTTCGAGATTGCAAGAATAACTTTGAGTATCTGGATAGCTTTGACAATATTTATCTCTGTCTTGACAATGACGAGGTAGGTCAGAAACTCTCCAAGCAAGTTGCCGATCTGTTCAAACCAGGCAAGGTCCACATCATTAACCTAAGCGAAGGCAAGGACCCAAACGATTACCTCAAGGCCGGTAAGTACAAAGAGTTCGTCAAAGAGTGGTGGGCAGCCCCCGCGTACATGCCAGACGGACTTAAACTCGGAACGGAGATGTGGGATGAAATCATCAATCGTCCCAAACACTTCCAAGTTGATTATCCGTTTGTTGGCCTCAACAAGCTTACCTACGGACTCCGCCTTTCTGAAATGGTGGTCGTTACAGCAGAAACGGGTATTGGCAAAACGTCGATTCTAAAGGAAATCGAATATGCGCTTCTTACAAACAAAGAGCTTATCGAAAAAGGTTACGGTGTGGGTTTCCTACACTTGGAAGAGCCTAATTATGATACCGCTCTTGGTCTTATGTCTATCCACGCGAATAAACCCTATCATCTCCCTGATACAGAGCGTACCGTGGAAGAGCTTAGAGTGGCTTATGATGCTGTTATCTGTACCGAGCGTGTTGTTATTTGGGATCATTTCGGCAGCAACACTGTCGACGCTGTACTCGACAAAATTCGTCACATGCACGCATTGGGTTGTAAGTATATTGTGCTGGATCACCTTAGTATTGTGGTTAGCGACCAATCCGGTGACGAACGTAAGCAACTAGACGAGATTAGTACGAAGGCTAAGACCCTTTGTATGCAATTGAACATCGCGTTGATTGTAGTCATTCACCAGAACCGCCAAGGACAGATTCGTGGTACGGCTGGTGTGGAACAGTTGGCGAATATCGTAATCAAACTCTACCGGGATAACACAGACACGAATGAGTGGCGGAGAAACGTTACTAAAGTTGTCGTAGAGAAGAACCGCTTTTGTGGTAGGACGGGGCCAGCTTGTTATCTCTTCTACAACGGAATTACAGGAAGGCTAGAAGAACTCACTAGGGAAGAAGAGGAGATGTATGAAAATGGAGAAAGCCTATCCGACGATAAGCTGTCTTTCTGACGAAGACATTGACAAGTTGATTGCCGACCACTGGCGAGAGATTAAAGGATTAATCCAAGAACTAAAGAGGCGGAAAAAGATTGTATCTGACACCAACACAACTCCACTGGGCTTTGGACATCGAGACGGACGGACTCCGTGATGACCTTACCCAAATCTTTGTTGTGTGTGTTGAGAACATTCTAACAGATGAGAAAAGAACATTCACAGATAAGGAAGCCTTCAATGAGTGGCAGAAACCAGAATACCGATTCGTTGGTCACAATCTGGTGGCTTTTGATATTCCTATTCTCAACTCTCTTTGGGGCACTCGCATCGGCATCTCACGTCTCGTCGATACCTTTGTTCTTAGTATGTTGTACAGCCCTAGTCTCGCTGGGGGGCATAGTTTGGAGTCTTGGGGAGAAAGACTAAGGTTTCCGAAGTTACCTTTCAAGGACTTCACCCATTACTCAGAAGAAATGAAGGTGTATTGTGAAAACGATACAGCACTTACCAAACGGTTATTCAATCGTCTCACTAAACGGATGCGAGATGTTGGTTTCTCCGAACGAGGGGCCATGCTGGAAACTTATTCGTGGCATATCATACAGAATAAACAGCGGAGAAACGGCTTTCCATTTGACGCCCAACGAGCGCACGAACTTCTTGTGGAACTACGAAAGCGGGAAGAGGAATTAAAGAATGAAATCTACAGGCAATGGCCTCCTTCCTTCGAATGCGTCAATAGTTTTGCCAAGGCATTTAAAAAAGATGGAACATATTCTGCAAACTATGAACGGCATCTACAACAATATCCAGAGTTGCGGCTACGAGACGACGGAGGATACGACGCATTTGATTGGGTTGAGTTCAACCTTGGCAGCCCAAAGCAACGAACTGAAAAACTTCTTGAACTCGGTTGGCAACCAACTCAGTACACAAAAGTAACAGCCAAGGGTGGTGGTGGAAACCCGAAGGTTGATGAAGACTCTCTTAACAAGTTTGCGGAAACTTCAGGAAACGAAGCCGGAAAACTTCTAGCTAAGTGGGTTGTAGTTAACTCTCGTGCCAACATGGTCAACACTTGGCTTAATGCCTACAACGAAAAGACAGGAGCCATTCATGGCAATCTCTGGTTGGCTAGTACACACCGTTACCGTCACGATAACCCTAACAGCGCTAATATTCCTGCTGTACGCTTGGACAAGAATAAATCAATTCTGTTTGGAGAAGCTGGAAGTTGGACGTATGAAACCCGTGACCTATGGACTTGTGGTGAACCTCGGCTTTATTCTCTGGTTGGCATTGATGCTAAAGGGATTCAGTTACGTGTTCTGGCAAACTACCTAAATGACGAGGAATTTACAAATGCAATCCTCAGTGAAGACCCCCACGAAGCAAACAGAGAACGACTCAGGCTCTCTTCTCGGGCTCTTGCAAAGACAGTTGTATATGCTACCCTTATGGGAGCAGGAGATGGTCGAATCGCTAGTGAAGCAGATGTGTCGCTTAAGGAGGCTCGATCTGCTAAACAGAAATTCTTCACCCAAGTTCCAGGCCTGCCGAAGCTTATTGGAAGATTGCAAAAAGAACTTTCTCGCACTGGAAGAATTACTCTCTGCGATGGAAGCCGAGTCCTAGTTCCTTCTGACCACATGGTAATCCCTTATCTCCTTCAGGGAGATGAGTCGAAGATTATGAAACAAGCGGGAATTTACTTAGATGAAGAAATCAGACGTAACCGTATCAATGCAAGAAAGGTCGGCGACATTCACGACGAGTGGCAATTTGTTGTCGCTAATGAAGACGTTGGAAGATTTGTCGAATACGCTTTATCAGTATTTCCAAGGTCCGGATTGGAATTCAACTATGGAGTTCCAATTGAAGGTTCAGCGAAAGTAGGAAAGACATGGGCGGAAACGCACTAATTCTCCTGGCTGGTGCCGGGGCAGTCTTCGCCTTGCTCTAAACATAATATAGGAAGACTTTGGAAAGTTTACGTCAGAAAATACTTGACAAATACGTTAAATCCTGATATAATACTCTTATAGAACACAGAAAGAAAGGTTTTAGAAATTAGTAAAGAAAGTGAAATTGTAGTAATCCGTGGAACTGCCCATTGGGCTAAGGTTCTAGGTTCTCCTCGTTATAATAAGTTCACGGGTGAGAATGAATGGTCAGTTGATGTGACTCCGGATGCAGAAGGTCTGAAGACTCTTAAGAAGCTTGGTATTGCTGATCGCCTTCGTGACCCGAAGGATGGTGATGAGCGTACGGAAAGGTTTATCTCTTTTCGTCATAAGGAACTCAAGAAAGATGGAACTAAGGCCGATCCAATTAGGATTGTTGATAGCGGTAATAGTCCTTGGGGTGATGGGCTCATTGGTAATGGCAGCACAGTTGATGTTAAGTTTGTCGTAAGGGACTACGGTACGGGTCGGAAGAAGGGTGTTTACATTCGAGCCCTTCGCGTTCTTGACTTGGTTCCGTACGTTGCTCAGGAATTCGCCCCGCTTGAAAGCGACGATGAATTCTTCTCCGAGCAAGTCTCAGATGATCTTCGTCTTCCGGACGGACTAGAGCCGGTTGTTGAAGATGATTTGAACGACGATATTCCTTAAGACTTAACAAGAAGTGGGTCTTTTTGGCGGCTTCCTCCCACCCGAACCTAGGTAAAGAAACCGCCACTTATCTTTAAGAAGAGGATTAGAATGTTTAACTTCATTAAGAATTTCATTGCTCCGGATTACACGGATAGTTACACTGTTCAGAAGACTCCGGAAGGCCGTTGGGCTATTTACGACAAGGACGGCCACTCGATTAACGATTACAGTCGTCGTCGGGATGCTATCCGTGGTGCTGAACGTGCGGGTTACAATCTTGTTTAATCGTATCATTGCGAAGATTCGTTCGTTCTTTATTCGTACGTACGATGACATTGTTGCAGACTTCCACAAGGCTGTGTCTGATCTGGAAGCATTTGCCTCTCGTGAGGAAAAGAAGGCAGAAGCGTTTCTTCAGGAACATCTTGACCTTCAGAAGCTTGAGGCTGATGCTCGTGCTGTAGCAGCCAAGGCTCGGAAGACAGCAAGCAATATTGGAAAGCTTCTTGGCTAAAAAGATTGAAACTCTCGTTGAGGATATTTACAATCTTCTAGACGAGAATACAAATCACGAGCCAAGTGAAGAAAATCTCGATTGGATTGCGGAGGCCGTTAAGGAACTCCTCCGTAACCGTCTGTCCCGTCGAGAGCGAGAAGCAGCAACTCTCCGATTTAGTTCCATTGGGAGGCCGGATCGTCAAATCTGGTACGGAGCCCATGCCCCTGAAAAGGCAGAACGTATGCAGCCGAAGACGTATTTCAAGTTTCTGTATGGAGACATGATTGAGTTGCTGCTTCTCTTTCTAGCTAAAGAAAGCGGCCATGAGGTTACTCACGAGCAGTTTGAAGTATCTTGTGACGGTGTTATTGGTCACTGTGATGCTATTATTGATGGTATCACTGTTGATGCCAAGTCAGCCAGTCCCTACTCTTTCAATAAATTCGTAAATGGAAAGTTCTTAGAAGATGACCCATTCGGATATATCGGACAAATTGGGGGGTACAGAAGTGTTCTCGGGACAGAACGAGCAGGATTCCTCGTTGCTAACAAAGTACATGGCGATATTCACTTCGCTGAAGTCCCTGAGACTGCACTCCAAGACGCTTCCCCCTCTGACAGAATTACACACCTTAAAGGCATTCTTTCCAGCGATAGGGAGCCTCCTAGATGTTATCCCGACAAGCCAGAGGGTAAAAGTGGAAACCGAATTCTTGATGTGGCATGCTCGTATTGCCCATTTGCAGAATACTGTTGGAGAGATGCAAATGGCGGTGAAGGCTTGAAAACATACATCTATTCCAAGGGGCCTGTTAAGTTCACTAAGATTGTAAAGGCTCCGCGTGTCGAAGAAGCTTGGTAAGGACGACCCAAAGTTTAAGTCAAAGTTCGAGGAATGGATTTGGTCTGTTGCTAAGAAGTATAAGCACAAGATCGAGTACGAGCCTATTAGACTTTCGTACAGGCTAGAGAAGACTTACATTCCAGACTTCCGCCTGAAGAATGGTATTATCATTGAGGCTAAAGGCCGATTTGATGCTGAGATGCGTAGGAAGATGCTCGCAGTAAAAAGGGCCCATCCTCATCTGGATATACGATTTGTATTCCAGAATGCCAACAACAAGCTGAGTAAGAAAGCGAAGATGCGCTATTGGGAGTGGAGTGAGATGCACAACTTCAAGTGGAGTGAGGGCACCATTCCCCCGGCTTGGTATAAGGAAAAACTAAATATTGAGTAAAATCTTATTTCTAGACATTGAAACAAAACCGATACTTGCGTACACCTGGGGCCTGTTTAATCAAAACATCTCACTAGATCAAATCGTACAGAGTGGTGGTATCCTTTGTGTTGGTGCTAAGTGGCTTGGCAAGAAGGGTTGTGAGTTCTATTCTGAGTGGGAGCATGGTCAAGAAGGAATGCTTTCTGCTATTCACAAGATGATGTGTGAGGCAGATGCTGTTGTTACTTATAACGGAGACTCCTTCGACCTTCCTCGTCTTAAGGGTCAGTTTGCGCTAATTAAACTTCCTCCCGTGCCACCCCTAACCAGCATTGATGTTTTGAAGAATGTTCGGAAACTAGGTCTTACAAGTAATAAGTTGGCTTTTGTTGGTCCATTCTTTTCTATTGGCAAGAAAGTCAAGAATGCTGGGTGGCAGCTTTGGATTGACGTTCTAAATGGAAGTGATCGAGCACGATACCAAATGCAACGATACTGCGTTGGTGATGTTCTACTTCTAGAGCGGGTTTATACACGATTGAAGCCATACTTCCACAATCATCCGAACATGGGTAACGGACACAATTGTGGAAGGTGTGGAAGCCACAACACCCAAAGTCGCGGGTGGAGATTGACGCAGCACTACAGAGTACAACGAATTCAGTGCCAATCCTGCGGGAGTTGGGGCGAAGGTCGCAAGGAAAAGATTACTTAAACGTGGATGAAGAAACGAAAAAGCGTATCGAGGATTTCTTCGAGGGATTCGAGTTGGTTGAATTCCTACAGATTTCTGTGACCGAGATTATTGAACGGTTCGAAGAAGAAGTAGAGGAGCATTTAGATGATATCGAAGAACTCATCGGAGTACGAGAGCGAAAAGGATACGAAGAAGAGTGACCGAACCAAGTGTTGCAACAGACCAATCTACACGAGAGACAATTATTGCTTCTGGTGCGGCAGCCCTGATTACACAAATTGGGGGGACTCACTACAAGAAGTTATCCATCCAGCCGGTTGAGTATATTCACGCTAACAGGATTCCGTACTTTGAAGGAAATGTCATCAAGTACGTGACCCGTTGGCGGGATAAGGGTGGCCTTCAGGATTTGGACAAAGCGAAACATTATCTAGACCTTCTAATTGAGTTTGAGACTAACAGTGACAGGAATGAAAGCATTCGGTTGGAAACAGAGACGGGAGCAGAGGCGGCGTAACCACATTGCCAAGGACCTCGCAAGTCCTAAATATCACCAACGAGTAAAGAAGTCAAAGAGGAAAGAGGATTGGCAATTTGAGGAAGACGAGGAATAAGTCACCAATTGAGCAGTGCATCGACTGGAATCGAAATAAGGCGCGTCTAGCCAAAGACCCAAAGGATCGTGCTCGATACGAAGACAACATCAAGAATTTGGAGGCATTTCGT